GTGCTTGTTTTTTTAATTCTTCTTTCAGATTATTATTCATTTAATATCTTTCTCAACTCTTCTGTTGTCATTCCTGAAAATGGATTATTAACTTCTCCAGATATATTGACTTTTTCTTGTGGCTTTTCTCCTATTGTATCTCTTAACAATTCAAATGCTTTTGTATTGCCTTTTATCGCTTCTTTCCATAATGCAAACACTGCACAACTTTTATTACTTACCTCTTTATCTGCAAATCCATACTCTATCATCTGCTGTTTTAAGCTTTCATCTGATACTTGACCATTTAAAAACTTGTTTATTATCTCTTTAAAAGTTTTATTTTGTTGCCTTTTCTTTGCACTTGCTTTTCCTGCTTTACTTGCATTTTTTCGGCGTTGACTCGGAGTTAAATCTTCATTTTTTATTAAATTTTGCAAATTTGCCATTTTTCTCACCTACTTTGTTGTTTTTATATTTCTTTCCGAAGCACTGCTCATTATATCTGCATAACTCACACTTGTACGTCATGCAGTTAAAATAATTAATCTTTTCTTTCATAGTACGCACACTTTGTTATGACTACGTCATTTAAGGCGGATATTCTTATCTCGCATAAGTCTTTATCTTTATTTTTACAGTTCTTACAGTTTTCTTTTACATATTTTTCATATCTTTCTTCGTTAGTCATAACAACACCTCTTTCGTTAATTTATAATAATTGGTCTAGGTCGAAGGAGTTGAACCTTCAATCTCAGGTATCCAAGACCCGCATTTTACCATCAAAACTTGACCTAGATATAAGGCTTAACTAGAATTGCCTTTTATATACGAATCTTATGAAAGGAGTGTGCCTAGTAGCAACATATATATCAACTTATCTAGTATCAGTTAATAGCATAAATAATAGAGCCTATCGTTTGATAAGCTCTTTGTTTAGGATATTTTTCCTATAGTTCTAAAACCAAGATTAATATTTTCTGTTTTTAAATTTTTTAATCTAAAAACCTTAGAATCAATCTCTGGAATATCTAAATTTTCATTTGTTTTGTTTGCAATATCTTTAATTTTATAACTTTCTAAAATATATAATGCCGATAATGCATATAAAACATTTTTTAGATTTCCGTTTTTATATTTTGCCACTCTTTCATGTTTAACGTCATTATAACTTTTCCACCATTGGGGCGAATTTTCTTCATCCCATTTATCAAATGGCTTTATATTAATCTTTTTGTAGATGTATATAGTTTCTTCATCCATTATATTTTTAAAAAACGGGTCCTTCATAATCTTCTCATAATACATCGAGATTTTCTTAAAATCTTCTTGATTAAAACCGCATATTTCTTTCATTATTGTATCTATTTCTGCACATATACTTTGTAATAATCCTATATATTCTATAGAAAAAGTTTGATAATTATCTTTATCGACCTCAACATACTGCGTGGTATTTATAAACATATTTTCTAAATTAAGATAATAATTCCAAAATGAATCTATAAATTCTTTTCTTTTCATATAACTTCCTCCTTTCTATGAGGAAAGTATATCACAAAATAATTGCAAATGCTGTCGAAATGTGTCGAAAGAGCCAACTATTTGTTAGCTCTTTTCTTTATATTTTTGCAATTATAATTATAGCACCTTAGAAACGAAATTAAAAGGAAATTTTAACGAAGTTTTAGCGAAATTTTTACCCTTCACCTGTATTTATTATTTCTAGCATACTATCTAATGCCTTGTCTCTGTACACTTGGAGCTGTTTTATTGATTTATGGGTTTCAAAATTGTCAAAATATGCTTTTTCTACATAGTTCCATTTTGATTTCTTCATATAATACTTTCTTACAACAAACTCTTCATCTTCTGATAATTGCTTTAACATATTCTCAACACGTACTATTCTCTTATTTAGATCACTTCTTATCTTTTCAAATTCATCTATTTTCAATTTCAAAAACGCTCTATCTTCTTTGTTTATATGATATTCCTCTTTGTGGTAATTCATAGCTGTATTTGCTGTTTTATCAGATATTTTATTAGTATTACTATGTAATTCATCATAGCTATTGCTAGATAATTGCATATTCTCAATTACTTCCTCTGCAGTATCTTGATAAACAGTTCCAGCATAATCTAGTCTTGTATTGTAATCATCTAATTTTAAATCTATTTCTGTTAATTTAGCCTCATTTTTTGGATGTTCTATTAACATACTTTCTAATTCTTCTTTTATATATGACATTCATTTGTACCTCCTACAATTTATATTTTAACATTCTCTGGATGCACTGTTAGTTTTGGTGGTTCAATCTGCTGTTTTAGCACTCCTAGTTGATACAGACTAAACGTTTCCTTATATCCGTACTTCTTATTTTGGTATAGAAACGTTGTTGCATTGTTTCTTTTTACAAATTCGTATTTTTGATTATTTTTTATTATTGTTTTAGGTATCTTCATATGTTTTCCTCCAATTTTCTTTGTTACCATATCATATTGTTTATTCTTAAATCCTTACCTTCTGTAATCAGTGATATAGCATTCTCCTCAACTACAATAACTTTAATTTCCACTTCTGCATTTATCCATAATTCCATATCTTTCAATTCTTCGTCTGGAATCGCATTTAATATTCTTTTTAACTTTAATAACATTTCTGGCATAATTAAGTCTCACCTTCTTTTAATAGAGCATTCAAAATGGTTTGACCACCAACTACTCTTTGAAAGTCCGTTAATGCTTTTAATGGGTCCTTGTATACCTTATCTACTAATTCATTGTATTTTTTATCAAGTTTTTCTTTTTCGTCTTTTACTTTTTGAATTGGAATAGTATCATCTATGTATTCGTTTATTATTTGATTAGCACTATATAAATCAGCATTTGCTATGTCTAATGCATTTTGTAGTTTATGTGTGTCTTTATCCCACTTTTGTTTCAATTCTTCATTCTCTTTTAATGCTCTTTTATAATCTGATAAAATATATCGTAAGCTATCTTTCACAATGTTTTTTCTTCCACCTCTAAGAATATAGTTTCCTAATATAAACTTTTCAACAATGAGTATCGCAGAATCTATATCTTTATTATCTGAAAATTTATCAAGTGCTATTTTTATATCTTCTTCTATACTATTTTCCATTACTCTTCCTCCTCTTCTAGTTCAATAACTTTTGCTATTTTTGTTCCACATTTAGGGCAATAATTATAACTATTATCTTCTGGTGTTCCATCTTCAAAATACCACTCTTCTTTACAATTACTGCACCCATATATAATATAATCATAATCATCTTTTCGTATAAAATTACATTCTTTCACTTAAAACACCTCCGAATTGATTTTCTTAAATATCTTTTCTTGTTCTTTTGTTAATTTTCCGCCACTTTTTATTATTGCCCAGCATATTTCCGTATAAGCTGTATCATATTCTTTTTCTGTAATAAATCTTAAAGCATTTTGCAAATAAACATTGCAGGGATATTGATTCAATTTATTGTCTTTTCTTTTAAAGATTTCATTAATTATTTTCTCCATCCTAATTCCTCTACTTTCTTATTTATTGCTTGTAATTCTTGCATATTAATAGCTTTCCAATACGCAAAATCAAAATTTTTAATAAAATCTTTAGTTTCCTTATCTATGACAATATAATCATTATCATGTGGCTTTCTATATTTTATAAATCTTTCATCGTCTCTAACTTTTTCATATCCTAACTCTTCAAAAAGTTCGTCTGCTGTTTTCTCCTTTTTCTCTTTTAAGTCTGCTATCTTAGAACGTAATCTCCAAATATCATGGCTCATTTTTTCTGCTTCTTCTGATAAATAATCGCCTTTGCCTGAAATATATCTTTCATCAAAGTTTTTTTCTTTCTCACTTAACTCTTGTTCTAATTTTTTAAGTTCTGTCACATGTATCACTCCTCTCTCCAATTTTCATCTAACCATTTATCGAAAATTCTGTCTATTGTTCCAATTAACATTCCACTTATAATTAAAAGAATGCTATTATCTGTTAAAAGTACAGTTAAAGTTCCTACTACTAATATTAGCAAAACGAATAAAACCGCTTTTATTATTTCTTTTTTCCAATCTTCTTTCATATCTTATTTACTCCTTTACTACTAAATTTGCTTTGATTAGATCTTGTATCCATCTTTCGTCTAATTCAACTTCATTATAACCAAATATTAATACAAAATCTCCTTGTCTTATTTTTCTATCATCTTCATAGATAAATAATTTATGTTGATTATCTGGCAGATACTTGCACAAATATTTTTCTCCATCTTCTTCTTCGTATTCGAATCCAAACTTTTCAAGTTCTTTTAAATCTACATCATCACGAATTTTAAGCATATCTAATTTTTCCTCTCTTTTAGTATTCTTTCTTTCGCATTGTACCAGCTATCATTTATTTCAAATGTACTATTTTTTTCGATATGTTCTATTATTTTGAATAGTAAGCATGTATTTTCTTTCAAATCATCTATAGAATTATAAGCCTCTAATGGTGGATCTACTCTCTTTCCATTTTTACTTATTTTAAATATCAATATTGGTTGAAACAACCCACTTCCAATCATATTGCTTGGATATAACATTTGTAGTAATATTCTCCATTCTTCATTTATCACATCATTTATATTTTTACTTACTATTTTTCTTACTATCTCTTCTGTAAAATCATAATATATGTATTTTCCACTTTCAATTAACCTTTTATCATCTTCTTTATAATTTAACATATCTATTCTCCTCCTAAATCATTTTCCTTTACAAGTTCTAATATTATTTTTATATCTATATTAGGAATTATTGCATGTATGAGTTCTGCTTTATATTTTTGTTTAAGCTTTTTTACAATTTTCTTTGCTTCTTCTTTTTCAACTTTCTTTATCTGGAATCTATATTTTCTTGCATCATTTCCAATACAATTGAATAAACAAGTATTAGCTCCTTTTTCTGTTGTCTCACAAATTCTTGGAAATTGAAACTCTTTTTTAAAATCATTCCAAATCATATATCTATATTCCATCTTCTCCTCCTATTTTATAACAATTAGCCTCAAACTGTTCATGTGTTAGTATTTCTAGTAATTCATATTCTCCATTTTTAATACTTTCTATTAATTCTTTATATTTAATGTCTGATGTACATTCATCTATTCCTAAAAACAATATCGTTTTATCACTTCTAACCTTTAGAACATCTTTATTTTCTATTAAATCTATTAATTGTTTGCTGTGGTTTACTATATCTTCTAAGTGTGTTCCTACACAATTGCATTCATCTATACACATTCCATTTTCACAATGCCATATACCAAGACCTGCACTAAATCTTTCGACCTTGTCAATTCTTCCTTTTTTGGTTCTCACATATTCCCCAACTTCAATTTTATTTTCCATATGAACCTCCCATTACTGCTGTAGAGCATCTATAAGCTCTGTCTGTTGCTCTACTTTGTTTTGTAGTTCATTTATTTCTACTTGTTTTTTATCTAACTTATATCCTTTAATTTCAGCTAATATTACTAAATTAATAAGTATTAGTAAGATAACTACTGTATCTATAATATCCTTTTTATTCATTTTTTAATTTTCCTTTCTCTTTATCTAAGTATGTAACAGCTACTGCATAAGCACTCCATATGTCTGCCTTAAATCCGTAAAACCAACCGGGATTTTTCTTAGTTCCAGCTGTTCCAAATCTGTCTATTAAGGCTTGTCTTATGTTGCTGTCTTTTGCTTTCATAGAATTGCATAAATTCATTTTTTCTTCTTTACGATATATGTAGTCACAGTCTATACCTAGCTCATATGCTTCTTGTATAAATCTACCAATCCACACACAAGTATCAAATACTTCTTTACCAACTGGCATTCCATAGCAAGCTACCATTTCTATTACTATCTTGTCATATTCTGCATGTTGTATTACTAGACTTAATTTTTCATTTTCGATTTTTCCTTTTTCAATTATCTGGTATGTTTTGCTATCTGCAATACAATATGCACTTTCTATATTTCCGGGGATCTATTGCTAATATTTTCATCTTTTATCTCCAATTCTTCAGTTAAATACTGATATGTATATTTAGGATTATTTTTCCTTTGTTCTAATTCTTTTAAATTTTTCAACGCTTGTATTAAATCTTTTTCTATAAACTTGTTTTTATATTTATCAATAAAAGTATTTTTCAATGACACTACTACATCTATTTCATCTTTTACTTTTCTTCTTTCTCCCCTTACATATTTCAATTGTTTTACTATTTTACATGATCTAACTGCATCTATATTGTGATTTTCTATATAATGCAGTAGCTCATCTTGTTTAATATCCCAAATACTTTGTTGATTTCTTAACTCTGATAGTCTTTTATCTATATCTTGAAAGAGTGTTAATGTGTATTTTAAAATATCTTCTATTTCCATATTCTCTCCTGTTTATCTAACTCTAATTTAATTTGTTCCCCTTCGGTACCCGTAACATACTTGCACTGTTTAACTCCTCGAAAATAAATGTTTTCTAATTGCTGACATCCGTCTACATAGTCCATATTTCAGTGTTTTTGCACAGATACCGAGTTAATTGTGGATAATTCATAAGCTATCCTCTAACTACTCTTACATATTTTTTGTTTCTGCCTTTACAGATTAAATATGTTGTATAACCATCTATTAAGTACCCTTCTTTATTTATTACAATTGGTTGCTCAAATTTGCCTGTAATTAAATAATATGAAATCTTATAATTCATTTTTTCTTCTCTTGGCGGATGCTCTATAAAACTATCTTTTATTTTTATATTACTTAAATTTTTTATCATAACTACCTCCTAATAAATTCTTGAAATATGATTCATGTTCAAGGCTTCAAATCCCTTTAGCGTTCTTTCGTAAACTGCTACCGTTTTACCTGTATACTCACATTTCTTTTTATCTATCGCTTTAACCATTCCCATATCTTCTAACTCTGACAAGCGTGGTGCGGTGTATTTTCTTTCCGTGCTAGGAATAAAACCTAAATCAAATAACTCCACAGCTAGCTCTTTGGCCGTCTTAGGCTTGTCCAATCTATTCAAAATTTGTATGTATCTTATTTTTGTTTTATCTTGTATATCATCAAATGACATTTGTCTTGTCTTTGCTGTTATTGTACTCATTTGTGTTCACTCCTTCCTTACAAACCTAATTCTTTTAAGGTGTATTTCTTGTTTACTTCCATTCCTTTATACATGCTGTTATCTGTTATGTATGGAAAAACTAGTTTATCATTGTCCTCACAAACTATTCTTATATAGGGATTTATCTCCGTTATTTCTTTTTTCTTTTGTATAAATTGTATTCTTTTTCTGAATGGTCTAATTACCTCTGCTAAATATTTCTTTTCTGTTTCATCAAGTACTTCTTCTCTCTCAAATACTGTTTCGTATTTGACTGGTCTTTCGACTTTGACTATGTCGTTCTTTTCCTCTCCATCTACATCTTTCAAATCCTCTGGGTAATATCTTAATGATGTAAAGAGATCGTTTCCATACAATTTATCTCCAGATACAATTTTCTTTAGTCCATTTCTGTATGTAACTATATCTCCATCTTTTAAGTCTGATTTTGTGAATTGTACTTCTACTAACTCCAATTCATCTTCTCTAAAAGTTTCTCTTATATCTTTTAATATGTATGGGTAACATAAATGTTCTCCTATTTTTGTGATTGTAGAAATTTTATTGAAATTTTTACATCTTTCTCCATCAATAGAACACTTAATTACTTTTACTTTATCTCCAACCTTAAATTTCATTTTATTTTTCCTCCTCTTTCCACTTTATTTTTCCTAGCAATATATCTTTTATTGCTCTTATTTTTTCTATTTTACTTAATTTCATAAATTCTTCTTTATTCATACTAATACCTCATAACTCCTGTAAATTCACTATTAGGTTTATTAAATTTTAAGTTTACTTTTCCAATCTCTCCAGCTCTTTGTTTTGCTATTTTTAACGTTACATCTACCACATTTGATTCATCTTCTTTTTCCTGATATAAAAACCATACATTGTCTGCATCTTGTTCTATACTTCCACTTTCTCTTAAATCTGCTAAAGTAGGTTCTGCTTTTGTTGCATTTCTATTTAGCTGACAAAGTCCGATAATTGGTATGTCTAGTTCTAAACTTAATAGCTTCAATGTTCTTGTTATGTCTGCAACTTCTTGCTCTCTTGATGGTAGTTTTTTGTTATTCTTTATAAGCTGTATATAGTCTATTATTACTAAATCTAATTGATTTTTATTTTTCAGTTTTCTTATTGTTGTTTCTATTTTTTGTATCGTTGTAGCTCTTGAAATTAAAGTGATTGGCAAATTTGATATATCTTCCGAAACATCTCTTATTTTTTCAAAGTCAGCTTCTTCTAAAGTTCCTCTTCTCATTTTATAAGAGTTTATTCTTGCTTTACTTGCAATTAGTTTTTGTATCAACTGTGTATCACTCATTTCTAAACTTATTATCGTTACTTCTTTGCCTTTTCTTGCTATATTCTGTGCTATTTGTAATGCAAGTGTTGTTTTTCCTACTCCTGGTCTTGCTCCTATAACAGTAAATTCTTGATTGTGCAATCCCAATATTTTGTCATCTAAATCTGTTATTCCTGTGTATAAAGAATAGTCGTTTCTGTTATTGTAATTACTTTCGATGGCTCCTAGAGTATTAACTACTTTTTGTACAAATGTTTCTGTTTTCTCGTTTACTTGCACAATATTGTTTATTTGTGTTTTTATATCTTCTGCAAGTATATTAACGCTTTCGCACTCCAGTACTTCCTGCAATTTTGTCTGTAGCACACTAAGCAATTTTCTCTTTTTCGATAATTCCATTAAGCTGTTATACACATTTTCTGCACTTGATGTTCTTATGAAGTCCCCCAATGAGATTATATAATCTAACACTTGTTTTCCATTTGCCTTAATCTTAGACTTAATCGTCAGCATAGATATTTCTTTATTTTCTGCCTTTAATTCATTAATTGCACGTATAATTTTTTTGTTACGTTCATTAACAAAATCTTCTTCACTAAGAGAATATTGTTCTTGCTCAAAAATTAGATAATACAACATTGCTCTTTCAAGCTCTTCATCGTACATTTTTAGCCTCCAGTATTCTGCGAATATCTTCTTTTTTCAACTTTCCTTGCATATACGCAACATATTGTTCTTCAGTTAAATCACTTGAATTAAAGCAAAGTTCTTCTTCATCTTTCGTTTCTTGTTTTTCTATTTGCTTAAAGTCATATCCATCTTTTCTAGCCCAATTTCTCAGTGTTGCCAAACAATCCTTATATTTCTTCCCTGTACTTTGCATATAATCATCAAGTTTTTGTATTCTCTCTTGATAATCTTTTGGAAAAAGCTCTATTAAGTTTTCGTATTGCTTATCAGTAAAAAACACGTTTTGGTATTCGCCATATTTTCTTTTTATATTTTCTTTTTTTAGTTTAGTTTCGTTTAGTTTATTTAATGTGTTACTATCTTGCTTACTGTCTTGCGTACTAACTTGCTTACCAACTTGCACACCATCTTGCGTACTAATTTGATTACTTTCTTGCGTACTTTTTGCTATAGTGTGTACTTTATAACTAGTTGCTTTGGTGCCATTTGCCTTAAAATCTATTAATCCTAATTGTTTTAGTGAATTTCTAGCCTTTAGAACTCCAGAACGAGACATTCCAGTGTTTAATTCAAGCAATATATTCGGTACTGTAAACCACTCTATCCAAGCACATTTATTGTTTATGTACATCAATGCATTCCACAAAGCAATTTGTCCTGTAGATAACTGTTTAACTTGTACTAAATCATAGAAAGCTTTAATTTCAGCTATGTAATTCATCTTGTCTTGTTTCTCCTTTCGTTAATCTAAAAGGACATAGAAATCTTATAAGAATTTTATAAGTATATGTTTCTATGCCCTCCTTTCATAAATAATTTTTTCCATATCTTTTCATAAATTCTTCTTTTGTTTTGTTATAATGTTCTTGCCAAGCTTTTTGAGCTTCTGCTTTTAACCATTCCCATTTTTTAGGGTTCAAATGTATCGAGTCATTGCTTGTCCTATGCATATAAGGTGTTATAAATATTACTAGTCCATCTTGAATAGATTTGTCTCTGTTTCCTGTTCTACCTTCAAAAACTTCATGCCTTTCACTTCCAGCAAATCTTTCTGTTGAATAAAATGAATTTTGAGGCATTATGCTATATTCTTTCATTTTCTACCCACTTCAATCTTGCAACTTCGTTAGGTGTTAATGTGCATATTCCTTGTTGTTGTGCTTCTTGTATTACACCATCTAAAAGTATCTTAAATTCGTTTTTATCCATTTGAGAACTGCCTTCGTATACTTTATATATCTTGAAATTTACACCGTTTATTTGGGTTTCTCGTTCAAATTCGTAATATTTAAAAAACTTTGATACATCAATATCAGCTCTTATCGTTACTAGCATTGATTGTGAATAGTCTTTTATCATCTTTAAATATGTATCTTCTTTAGATAATCGCATTTTATTTGCTATTTCATTGATTAAACTCCACATGTAAGCATTTTGTGTTAGAGTTCTTTTTTCTTTGTGCTCTTTAACTTCAAATAACTTTTCTCTGTTTTGATTAAATAACCATTTAACTAATGCCTCTGCTGTTCCTATCATAATCTGCCTCCAAATTAAAATGGTAAATCATCTTGATTAGTTATCTCAAAATCGTCTGTAGCTTGTACCTCGTTTTGTGTTGCATCTTTTTTGTCCCCAGCAAAATATGTTTCTTCTGCTATTACCTCTGTTACATAGTGCTTTATGCCTTTGTCATCATCATAGTTTCGTGTTTGTATTCTTCCTATTACTCCAACTTGTTGACCTTTCCTAAAGTATTTACTTACAAATTCTGCTGTCTTATTCCATGCAACGCAGTTTATAAAATCAGCTTGTCTTTCTTCTCCTTGCTTAACAAATCTTCTATTTACTGCAAGTGTGAAACTTGTTACTTGTGTGTTTGTACTTTGTGTATATCTTGTTTCTGGATCTTTAGTTAGTCTCCCTAATAAAATTACCTTATTCATGTTGTTTTGCCTCCTTTGCTTTTTTTATTGCTTCTAATATTTTTACGTATTGACTTGCTGTTAGATCTGTTGTTTTTGAGATTTTATAATTCTTTTGTAGCAACTCTTCAACATTCCAGCCCATTTCCTTCATCATTGCTTCTACTTTTTTTGCATCTGCTTCACTGATTTTGTTGTCTGTAACACTACTTTTCTTTGTTGATTGTTCTGGCGTTTCACTGTCTGGATCCTTCATTTCATCTGTTGGAATACAGAATACTTGAAATAGTGCATATTTCATTGCAATTGCCATTGCCTTGTTTGTTGCTTTATCTCCACTATCCATTCCTTCTCCAATCGTGATTGCCTCAACACTACTTCCATCTTCTGCATAAAATTTATATTTTATTTTGCATATTGAGTAGATTAAATTTCCACCTTTAGAAGTTGTTCTTTCTTCTCTCGTTTGCTCTAATATCTCTGGTACTATAAAAACTTTATTCTTGGCTAATAGTGGTTGTAATGCATTCATAACATCATCTATTCCTCTATACATAAAGCCTTGAGTTTTATTTCTTTGAGTTTTTCCTATACTCGGAACCTCTTCCATAATTTTCGTTATACTTTGATATATATTCATCATTTAATACTCAACCTTTCTCCTCTTGGCTCCAAATGAGCAAAAGGTAATTTCTTGCCTTCTTCTAATGCTTGTCTTATTTTGTCTGTGTCATTTTCTACTACTGTTTTTGTGTATTCAGCGGGTACTTCACTATCTATTGTTAATGCTTGCTTTCCGCCATTCTTTGCTATACTAAAATCAAATAAATTAGTTGAGAGCTTTGACTTTCCCATTGTTTTCATCGCATTATAAATACTTGTTTTCAATGTTTTTACTCTATTGTCTAATACCTTTGACCTATTAATTTGCTTCTGTCCCTCTTCTTTGTGAGCATTTGATTTTGCTTCTACCTCTCTAATTATCTTTGCAACATTCTCTATCTTGTCATCCATGTCGCCCTCAATACTCTCTAATGTGTCAAATATCATTTGTTCATCTATATCATCTTGATACAGCATGTTTATTACTTCTTCATAACCATTGCTTAATTCATATAAATTATTCATTACATACCCTCCATTTCATCAAAAACTCTATCTTCATAATCTCTGTCTGCTTCTTCAAGCTCATGTTCGTATCTTGCTTGTCTATCTTCTGAATCCGTCGTTTCTATAATATAGCCATTTACTATTCGTATCATATCTGTTCCTTTCCACAATGTGGACAATATTTATAAGTTTCTTCTAGTGTTTTTCCACAGTTGTAACAAACTCTGATGTCCTTTCTTTTAGAAATTTCAATTTTGTCCCCTACTTGTAATATCTCAAGAGGTTCTCTAATCTCTATGTTTAAATTTTTTCGTATTTCCATTGGAATAACAATTCTTCCTAATTCATCTAGCCTTCTTGTAATTCCTACCGCTTTTCCCATTTGACTTTCCTTTCTATCTTGTGCTATAATTAGTACAAGAGTTCATATTTATGTAATTCAATTGAGTTAGTTTTTTGATTGGTAGTCGCAAACTGACTCATTTTTTTCGTCTATCAATAGCTCATATATTGTATTTGTAGCCATTTCAGATATTCTCTTCTTTATAACTTCTCTATCTAAATTGCTTTCATTTAGATTTCTTATTTCTTGCAATACTCCTGCAAGGCTTGTTTTTACATCTTGAATTTCTATTTCTTTTCTATCAATTACTCTTGTTAGCTCTCGTATTGTTTGAGCCTCGTCTGTATTCTTTTCTGCCATACTATTTCACTCCTTTCAATTCTTTTAGTCTTAATTTTAGCTTTGCCATTGTTACCACATGCCACACGTAACATTTGTCTAGCTTGTCCATACTCTTCCTCCTTAGTTTAATAATTTGTTTGCTTTTTTCATTGCAAATTTATATATACTAAATCCGCTTAGTCTATATACCGCTATTTGAAGTAATAACAATATTGCTATAAACTTTGTTATTTTTGTTGCAAAATATAATATAAAAAATGCTATTTCAAATAAACTATACATACTTCTTATCTCCTTTCTCTATATTTAATCAAAGAGGTCTATCCCTCCATTTTGCAATATTTGCTTAAACTTTTCATTTTCTATACAATAACCTCCAAAATTTGTTCCATATTTCTTGCAAAAATCTGTTGCTTTATTTCGGTTTACATTGTAAGTTTCAGCTATTTCTTTCGCATAAATTAATTTGGGTAAGTCTTTTTCTTTTTTTATATCTTCCAAATTTTGATTAATGTTTTGCAATATTTCTAATAATTGCTCTGGCATTTTTCTCCCTCCTTTCTTTCTTGTTTTTTGACTTATTTCGTTATATAATCATCTTGGAAAGGTGGTGATTATATTGGTATATAATTATTCTGTAAATCAAGGTGAATCATTTAATATAAAGACTCCTGGAAATCACACATTTGACGATATAATCAAAGATATAAAATCTAACGGAGAAATTATTATTAATCATTCTTTATATCCAGACGGATTTGAAATAAAAATGACTCAACTTGCAGATAAAATTATCATTACTACCAACAAGGAACTTATAAAAAATTCTGATGGATTTTATTATATTAAAGACAACTAACTGTAATATTATCTTTATTTTGAATTATTGTAGAACTAGTAGCCTCACAATTTACTGGTTCTATTTTTATTATTGTGGTTATTTTGTTTTTATCTTCTATTATTGTCTTTGTTATTTTTCCACCTTCATCTATTATCTTTTGCATTTTTTCCTTGTCGTTCTCAATAACTTTTTTTGCTTCTTCCTCAGTTATTTTCTCCATACTCTCTCCTTTCTGTATCAGGTCGTGGTTATTTTGTTGAATTTAATTCAAGTTGTCGAGTAAAAAAATATACTCCTATTTCTTTCATTGGAATATCTAATACATCTTCATCAGTTGCTCTTGATATTTCCGTTGCCGTAAAATCACTGCGATTATTAAACTTTGAACTTAAAGCAGCTGAAGATATTTCGAGCTTTTCTGCAAACTTTGCTTCACTCCCTAATTTCTCTTTTATTCTACCTCTTACTTTACTAAAGTCATATTGTATCAAATTGTAACACCTCTTTTCTTTTCTTGAATTTAATTCAAGTTTTCTATATCTTATACTATGTTAAAACTTTTGTCAATACTATTTTTGAATTTTTTTCAAGTTTTTTTTATGTTTTTTTAAAATAACTTGATTTTTATTAAACTTTTCTTTATAATATGTGTATGGAGGAAAATATG